GTTTGGTGTTATATTTCTTGCCTTCCCAGACAAAGGTCTTCATGCCGGAGTTACGAGCAGAAGCAAAGGCATTGTCAAAGCTCTTGGCCTTAGACATCTTTGGGGCAGCCTTCGGTTTAGCGCCAGCCTTAGGCTTTTGATACTGCCCCGAAAAGGAGTCAGCAGATTTTGCTTTGGCCTTGTTTTTAGCTGCCATGGTTGCCTTGGCAGCAGCCATTCCCTCCTTAAGATTTGCTCGCGTAGAAGTGGGACGAGGGGCAACAGACTCATAGATTGCTTGCCGTGCTTTAGCAGCAGGTCCAGTAAGAATGGAAGCAGCTCTTCCAACTTGACCACGAAGATCTTGTTGAACCTTTGCAAGATTAGCGCGTCGTTGTTGGGCATTACGAACGGCTTCTTGACCCATTGCCCGTGCTTGTTGACGAGGAGCCGCAGCTGCCGCAGCACCGGGCTTTACATTGCCGATGGAGGCGCGGGTAGGACCAGTACGGCTGAACGGAGCACGGCTAGTACTGAAGGCAGGTTTAGGTGCGCTAGGACCGCCTTGTTTGATAGCGGTATTTTTGTCACCAGCCCCCCCAAAGAGGTTCTTACCACCCCCAACAGTCTGGGACTTGGTAGTAGAGCCGCCACTGGAGGGGTTTTCAAACCTTGTGCGAGTCCCAGGTTGGAAGGGACGTTGCATTGTTGTAGTGGGGCGCTTTTGAGGCGTACTAGCAGGGGCCTTGCCACGATTCTTGATGCGCTCTTGACGAGTGCGTGAGCTAGTAACAGGAGCTTTCTTAGGAGCCATGATGATCAACCCATCCCAATGGTTGCCACGGGCAGGGCAAACAGAGTGCCAGCACCGATCAATTCACAGGACAAGACATCACCAGCGGTGTACCATTGACCACCACGCACCAAGCTGGAAGCCGTAACGGCACCACCAGAAACGGTAAGGGTAGCAGTAGCGCCATAGCCAGTACCACCAGACAAGGCCACCCCAGTATAGGTGCCATTGGTATAGCCAGAACCGTTGACGCGGGTACCAAAGGTAGCAACAGCGCCAGTTTCCTTACGGGTAGCAGTTCCCGTTACCTTTGCGGTAGGAAGAGTAGAAGGGTTGGTGCGAGCACGGCGCACAGTACGGATGGCAGTTTCAGCAGCATCAACAGTTGCGTTAAGGGCAACCGTAGTGGCAGCAGCACCGTAAGAAGCGGCAACAGTTGTCGTGGTAGTAGTACCACCCGACACGTTAGCGGTGGTGTGAACCTTGTTAGTTTGTTGGTTCTCAGTACGCTTACCAGGGGCGTTAGAGATGGAACCGTAAGTAGTCGAGTCGGCAGTAGTAGTCATTGTTTTTAAAAAAGATAAGTGAACTAGCTAGTTGTCCAAGAAAGGACTTTAGAGAAATTAGACTGGTCAAAAGAGTCTTGAGCAGTCCACCAAGATAACCAATGGTTCGAACCTTTTGATTGGTTACACTTGATACAGGCGGGCACTACGTTAGACGTGGTATCGTGCCCACCACGGGCTTTTGGAATGACATGATCCAAAGTTAGATTATGATCTGATCCACAATAAACACACTGGTTATTCCAATGTTCTTTAATTGCTGATCGCCAAAGTCTCTTAGCTTCTGAGGATGTCATGGCCTTTAAGTTAAAGAGGTAGTCGGAAGGGGCTTCCAGAATCATTGGGCTAATGAATCCGAGTGGTTTACTTCTTCTTTTTAGGGAATCCAGCTTTCATGTTAGCGTAAGCCTTTGGCGTAACCGTAGACTTACTCTTGGGCCGACTCTTACCCGCTGCTTTGCGAGCATTCATGTTGGCGTAAAGACCAGGAGGCTTAGCGTTTCCTTTGTTCATTTTTTTGTGGATTTACCGTTGGAACCATTACGGGCTCGATTCTTTGATGGCGATTCTTTAACTAGTCGGCCACTCTTGGTGTGGGAAAGATCAGGCCCACCCTTACCCATCACACCACGTTTCCGTCGTGCGTCGGCAAGGTCAGCCCGATATTTCTTATCCGTTGGAGATTTGTTCTCCTTTGTATCGTAGGCAAGTTTCTTGGCGTATGCTTCGGGGTTAGTCCGATAATACGCAGCACTACGCCTAGGGGTTGGTGTTTTCTTTGGCGCCATTGTTTTGTTCCTTAAAGAATACTTCGTTTTCCAGGCGCTCAATCCTCGTATTGCTAGTACTGACTCTTTCGATCAATACTTCAACAGAAGAAGCAATATTGTGAAGAGTATAAAGATGCCAGCTAAACAAACCAAGAAACGCCATTACAACGGCATTCTTGACAATGTTACCCATGTCATCTGATGGCTCGTTCGACATCCTCCATCTCCAATTCTAGACTGTCAAATAGGTTGGCAAGTGGAGAACCGAGGACAGGAACGCCCGTAATATTATTTTTAGCAAGCCAATCAGCGGCGGCTTTGATGTCTTGCGTTGTAGCGGTGCCGGACTTAATGCGACCAATCAATTCGTTGGTAACAAGTCCGTGAAGTTCATTGAACTGTTCCTCGTTAGCACGTGCCATTATTGAAGAAGTTCACTAATATAAAGGTTACCCGCAGCCGAACCTTGAATAGCAGCAATATTAGCGCCAAAAGGAACAGCAATAGTAATCCTTTGATTAACAAGAAGGATATGTGAAGAAGTTGTAGCAGTCTGTGCGCCAACCCCTACCGAAATATGAACATGAGTACCTGCCGTTGTCACAAGTGACACAAACCGACAAGTAGAAGTTAGAGCAACGTTTGCAGTTGCTGCTCCAACAGCAAGAATACGTGAAACCCCAAGTTCAAGGTTTACACTTGTCTCACTAGAAGTAAATGTTCCGACAGCGGTACTGCCGCCAGTTGTAATGGATGCCATTGTTATTAGGGGTAAAGTGTTTATTTAAGGGGCAGTTTACGAAATGTCATGTACCAACCAGACCCATTTCCATCAACCATCCACCGTTTGGACCAGTTTTTCCAGGTATAAGAGACATTTTTACCGCCCCAGCCGGGTTTTGGGTAGCCTCCGTTGGCATTATCCATCTCTCCATAGGGGTCATGACACACTACATGGGTATCAGTAAGTCCCACCACGAGCATCCAATGCCCACCACCCCTTGGAGCATGAGCAGGACCATGGTGAAGGATGCCACAAGCCACAGGATAGCCAGCATCTAACTCCTTTTCAAGAGTGGTACGGGTTCCATTTTGATAAAACGTAGCCTTGACTCCGTAATTGGCGCAGGTTCGGATGTGTGCGGTTGCTTCGGTTGTGTCTCCATACCGGAGAACCCCTTTAAGGTAGTCATCATCGGCATTAGCGCCAGAAAGGGCCTCTGGATTCAGGTATTTAACCGCCATAGCAGCCGTACTTGAGAAGCACATGCGACTGCCATGACGGGTTGTTGAATCAAGTTGGGGGTAATACTGCGAAACTTTAATAAGTGTCACTAGATCACTTCAGGATTGAATCCTTGATCTTAGCGATCTTGTCGTCTTCCTTACGGAAAGGCTTAAGGGCATTAACAGCATTCAGAAGAACCTGAACGATGCTATTCTCCTTAAGTTTGCTGGCACCGACAACTTCGGAACCAAGAAAAAGAGCAAGAAAGGCGAGGGTTTCGTAAGAAACTTTAAGTCCAAGAAAGGTAAGCATTGGTTTAGCGGCCTTGACCGCGAGATTGTTTACGCCCGTGATTGGGCAGTGAGCGTGTTCCTTGTCCTTGACGGGTTTTTTTAGGAGCCCCAGGAACATGGGTCACCTTTGTCATTGATTTAGGCTTACCCATTTACCCAAGGAAGGCCAGCAGCCTTCGTCGGAGCAGCCTGTTCATCTAGTTGATTTTGAAGAGCAACACAAATCTCTTCAACTTTCTCTTCACCAAGAGAATCGGTAACCCAACCAACAATTTGCTGTTCTGTGAGTTCAGAGAAAGGAGTCTCAATCTCGCCATCAAAGCCAAGACTGCCGTAGGCTCCAGCGGAGTAGGTATCATTTTTAGCAGACACCGTATAATGAGCCACGATCACTTTTCCATCCGAAGTATTGCGTTCGAGGTTAGCGATGGCCCAGGTAAATTCAGTAGTCATTGTTTTGTTTAAATGGTGGGAATTTCGTATTCTTGAGTGGTATTAGCGTAGTGTTTCCAAATGACTTCAGCAGTATTGCCAGCCCATGATGAAATTTTAGCAACGGGAATACCAGCTTCTAGCCAGCTACTAATAGCTGTATGTCGCAAGTCATAAGGACGATAAGCGTGAGAAATCAAGTCAGCTTGCTTGAGAGTTTTCATTCGCTTTAGAAAATAACTTTGAAATGCTACACGATTCCAAGGAAAAAGATACTCACTGTTCTTATCCAAAGAATCCATAATTTGTAGACATTTATCGTTAAGTGGAACCCAACGCTTTTTGTTTGTTTTGGTGCTATTTTTTAAACCATGAGTAAGGGTATAATTTTGGTGGACAAGGATTTTGTTATCCTTGATATCCTTCCACATCAGAGCCCTTACCTCTCCGGTTCTCATAGCAGTTTGGAGCATGAATTCAGCATACGAAACCCAATTAGTACCACGATAGGTCTGCTTGGCTTCCAATGCAATCATAACCAAACTAAGTTCCTTTTTAGGAATCACAATAATTTCTTCATCCTTTTGCGGAGCCTTAGGCATACGAAAGGTGAGAATTGGATTGCGATCAATTAGACGAATGTCCTCCTGACTAGCCCAACGATAGAGACTTTTCAGGTACATTGACACTCGCCGTGCTGATTTTGTCGGCTGTTGCTGTAACAACCAAGTCAGAATTTTGCGGCCGTCGTTCTCAAAATCCTGATGGGGACTGCGAGAAAGCCACTTTTTTGCTTGTTGGTAGTCGGACGTGAGGCTGGTCGGTTCAAGTGAAATTGAACGTTCATCGACGAATTGGGTCCAGGCATCCATTAGAGCGAGGGTCATGGAGGTCAAAAGGTATGGAACCCCTCAACCATACACGACCCATCACATCCTGTCAACCCCCCTAGTGAAGGTGACTACGCGCCCTCAAGGGCAGACTTGATCTCGTCCGTAGTTTCAGCCACGTTGATTGCATCCTGAATCAAGGCGTACTTGAACCGGATCTCTTGGCGTGATGCCTCAGCTTCCACAGCGTTGTTGCCAGGAATCTGCTTCATGATGATGGCGTCGAATGGGGCAAACTCCTCAGCACGCTTGGTGCGGCGGATGTCGTGGCCGATGTCCTTTGCTTTGTCTAGGTCAACGTCAACAGCAGCACCGTTGGCGACCCAAGCGTTGCGGAAGAACCGATCTGATGGGATGGCGTCGTCTTCCACGATTCGTAGGCAACGCCTTCGGGC